TACGACGCTGAAGAAAAGACTACACCTGTGAATGGTGTAGTTTCTACTGGTGGAATTATTGTACCGCAAGGAGATTGGTGATGGAACCCACTCATGCCGAATTGATGGCACTATGGAACGTTTGTAAGAAGTTCGTTGAAGACCAAGAAATTGGTAGCCCTGAAACTGTCTTTCAATGCGATTGGGTGATTGAAAACGCATACGAATTTATTGCAGACGTATGCAGCGTTGTTGGCTACAAGCCTTATGAGGATGACGATGAAAGTTGAAGATCTGAAAATCGCATTGCAGTATGCGAATGATGGTGATGAAGTTACCATTGCGGTCAAACTACCTTATGCGACTGCTGGTTCAATTCCCATGGTTGCTGTTAAGAATGCTATGACTGGTTTTGATTGGGAGAGTGGTAAGTTTATCATTCGTGCCGTTGAAGAACTAGCATACGCTGATCGTGATTTTGATGCTCAGTTCAAAGAACTGCAAACAAAGTATGGTTGGCTTGATTATGAAAACCGTAACTTGAAAGCTGAAATCAAGAAACTCAAAGGTATGATAAAATGATTGAGATTGAAAACCTTACACCAGAGCAAATGGAAATGCTCGACACCATGTGGTCGTTGACATCCTACGACGAGTTCCAAGCATACTTGGACTCACTATCACCAAGCGATCGCCGTATGGCTGACTCTCTTGCACATCTGGTTATCCTCGCTGAGATGGATAATCTGGTTGGCGAATGCTACGAAGCTAAAGAAGTCTTGAAAAGATTCACTTTACTTTAATTAAGTTTCAGGGTATAATATACCCATATGTTTTTGATTTGAAAGATTTTTGTAATGTCATATTTTATTCGCAATTCTAACACGTACCGCATCGCTTCAGAGGAATCTCTGGACATCCAAGCGCACCTGCCTGTTGGTAACTACACCGTGAAATATAATGATATGGGTGGCTTCTTCTTCTTGGAGATGGTTGACTCATTCACTCCGTTGTCTAAGTTGTACGGTGATACAACTAAAAACTCAAATCGCATTTTGCGTACATACTTGGATCGTTCAGTTTCAACAGGCGTGATGTTGACTGGCGAAAAGGGTTCAGGCAAGTCTCTGTTGGCTAAGACTTTGTCTATTGATGCCGCAGCTATGGACATCCCAACTATCATCATCAACAGCGCATGGACTGGCGATGCCTTCAATAAGTTCTTGCAGGATATCGAACAACCTTGTGTCATCTTGTTTGATGAGTTTGAGAAGGTTTATGATAACGAAGACCAAGAGAAAGCCCTGACTCTGTTGGATGGCGTGTTCCCTTCTCGTAAGTTGTTCGTCATTACTTGTAACGACAAGTGGCGTGTCAACGAACACATGCGTAACCGCCCTGGTCGCATCTACTACATGCTGGACTTCAAAGGTCTCGATCCAGTATTCATCGAGGAATATTGCCAAGATGTTCTGATCAACCAAACTTATACTTCAAAGATCGTAGAAATCTCTGCGTTGTTTGAGCAGTTTAACTTTGATATGTTGAAGGCACTCGTTGAAGAAATGAATCGTTACGGTGAATCTCCACAAGATGCACTGAAGATGTTGAACGCAAAGCCTGAGTTCAATAACAACGGCAAGTTTGATGTTCAACTGGTTGCTAATGGCGAGCCAGTCAAAGAGGCTGGTATTCGTTCCGAGTGGTCTGGTAACCCATTGTCTGGTACAATTGGTTTCGACTTCTACTCTAAGGTTGACTATGGCTTTGGTGAGTCTACTGAAGACTTTGCGTTGGCTTCTATTCGTTCAGCCGATGAAGACGGTGAGTTCTGGAATGAAATCTACTTCAATCCAAACCACATTGTGAAGGTTGATGCTCAGGCTGGTAAGTTCACTTACCAAAAGGGTAACACCTTTGTTATCTTGACTCGTAAGAAAGAGTCTGGTTACAACTACTTGGCAGTCTAAGGGGATATCATGGACTTAGCATTATTGGTTTATGGTATCTCTCTGTTGAATGGTATTAGTTCATTCTTTTTTGGAATGATTCTCCTTTGCGCTGCTGTTGGCATGGGTAACTTCATTTATTGGATTGATTCATACGGTGAGGATAGAGTTGAAGGTGTACGAAAGCGACTTTGGAAAGCATTCTGGGTTGCCATTGCGTCAGCTTGGGTGTTGATTCTGTTGCCTTCAGAGAAGACTGCTTATACTATGGTTGGTGCTTATGCGGCTCAAAAGGTTGCTGAGAACGATAAGGTGCAGCAAATGTCTGGCAAGGTTCTAACTATCATTGAACAAAAGCTAGATGCTTACATTGATGACGGTATTAAAGAAGCCGAAGCCAAGGTGAAGAAGGAAAAGAAATAATGCAAATGATTCATACATCTATTGGTAAATCTAAGAAGCGCAAGCCAACCGCCAAACAACGCGAGTTGGATGCTTCTTGGGCTAAACTACTGAAGAAGTACGAAACTAAACCAGTTTCTCGAAATGTAACGCCAGCAACTCAAGTCAAACCTTACATTCGAGAAACTCAAAAGATTGCTAGTTTACCATTTTCAGGCGCACCATGCGTGAAGAAGGCAACGCCAGTATATACGGGTTCTGCCATCAAGGGTATTGGAACGATGCATAAGTCGAATGCAGTTCCAGTATTCTCTGATGAGCAAGCTATTGAAATCGCAACTATGAGGAGAGGATAATGTATCCGCATAAAATTACAGTCACTGAGATTCCAGTTCCACCTGGGATGATTCAGACTGTTATCGAGACTGACCATGGTAAACACATTACTAAGAATCAGTTCTTCGCAACGCCAGAAGAGTTTCTTGCTTTCTGGAAACCGTTAGTAGATTATTATGAAAAGGTGAAAAATGACAGAAGTTAAACAACCTCTGGGCACTGACCCAGAATTCCAAACTTGGCTTAAAGGATTACTTTTCGATGACATCACGACAGATTTGTGCGTTACTTTCACCAAGAAAGATGGAACCGAGCGAGATATGTATTGTACCCTCGCAGAATCCCGTATCCCAGCAGACAAATACCCAAAGTCTGGGGTGGCGGAAACGGCAAATAGCCCGTCTAATGGATCCGCAGTTCGTGTCTTTGACACCGTCACTCAAGGGTGGAGATCCTTCCGTTGGGACTCAATCAAAAACGTAACATTCTCTATTGGAGATTCAAAAAATGACTAAAGTATTAATTATCGCAGCCTTCGCTCTGTTGTTTGTTGTCGGTGCACCACTGGCTTTGATTTGGGCAGTGAACACACTATTCCCAGCAGTGGCTATCCCATACACATTAGAAACTTGGTTGGCTGCATTCATCGTGCCAGCAGCTTTCAGATCTGAAGTTTCTTTCAAAGGAAAATAATATGAGCATGTTTTCAACAGAAGAAGATCGTAAGAAGTTTATGGGCGCCATCCAAGAGATGAGCAATTCTATGCTTCGTATGGAAGCTGAACGTGATTTGATTCGCGAAATCGTTAAGGAAAAGTCTGACGAGTTCAAGATTAATAAGAAAATCATCAATAAGATCGCAAAGACTTATCATAAGCAGAACCGTACACAGGTTGAGGCTGAGCACGAGGAATTTCTTGAGCTTTACGATGAAGCAACCTCTAAAAAATAACTTTACTTTAATTCAGTCTTAGGGTATAATTACTGTATAAACTGGAGGATTATTCCTATGGCTACTGCAGCTAAAAGACAACAATTAATTGAAAAAGCCGAGCGCATGTCGAAGGGCGTTGAAGTCACTCTAACAACAGAGAACTACAAGTCTGACCTTCTACGTGCGCTCAACTATTACAACACAAACCACGACGACAAAGATAAGAAGAAGTGGTTCATCAGTCACTATGCAAAGATCGACAAGAAGGTCGCCGTTGAACTGTTGAAGGTTGACGAATACCATTTCCGACACGCTGGCATCTTGGCTCGCCTTCAAGACGGTGGTTCAGAACTTGAAGAAAAAGAACTCAACTTTTACAACGAACGTGTTACCTTCTTGAAAGAACAAGTTGGCGTTCGTCAGAAGTCTGAAGACAAGGCTGATAAGAAAACCGCAGCAGCTGCTGCTTTGGTTGCCGCTCAACCTTCTATCCAACAACGCATGGACGAGAAAGCCCATGAACTTGCTGGTGAGATTGAGGGTGCCATTGATGAGTTTGTCACCACTAAAAAGTCTGACTTCTCCGCAAAGAACTATCTTCTGGCAAACAACGTGTCTGCTCCGATCGCAAAACGTATCGGCGACTTCTACGTTAAAACCAGCAAAGAACTGCGTGAAGCTATCGCAGGTAAAGATTCCCAACTTGTTGAAGGATATTCTAACTTCAACAAACGAGAACTGAAGAAGTTCGCTGACTTCATTGATCAGATTATCTCTGATTGTAACCAGATGGTTCAAACAGCCAAAGCTACTCGTGCGCCTCGTAAGCGCAAACCTGTACCACTCTTCAAGCAAGTTGCTAAGGTGAAGTACATGAAAGAGTTTGCTGAGTTGAAGCTGAAGTCTGTCAAGCCAGAAGACATGATTGGTGCCAAAGAAGTTTGGATCTACAATACAAAGTATCGTAAGGTTCAAATGTATAAGTCTGACACAGGTCTTGCTATCAAAGGTACAACCCTGATTGGCTTTGACGTTGTAGGCTCTAAGTCTATGACACTCCGTAAACCAGAAGACTTCTTCAAAGGTCTTACAATTGGTAAGCGTCCACTGAACGCAGCGTTCAAGACTTTGAAAACAAAACCATCGACCCCAAACGGTCGTATCAATGAGGAATGTATTATCCTCGGAGCATTTTAATGATTCTCGTAGACTATTCACAAGTTGCTCTGGCGACCATCCTAACATTCCAACGAGAGTTGAAAGGTAGCGAATCCGAAGTTAAGAACTTGATTCGCCACGTTGTTCTGTCCACTATCAAATCGTACAAGAAGAAGTATGGTAAAGAATATGGTCAGATTGTAATTGCCACTGACGGTCGTAAGTACTGGCGCAAAGAAGTATTTGCCCACTACAAAGCCAGCCGTAAGAAGAATCGCGATGCATCTGACTTAAATTGGAAACTCATCTTTGACACTATGACAGAGATCCGTGATGACATTGCCAAGTATTTCCCATACAAGGTTGTCAGCTACGACCGAGCAGAAGCCGATGACATCATTGCTGTGTTGACTGAGTACGTTCAAAGCAACGAACTGATTCAAGAAGGTTTGATGGAAGAAGCTCAGAAGGTATTGATTCTGTCTTCAGATAAAGACTTCAAACAACTTCAACTTGCTCCATACTCTTCAGGTAACGTGAAGCAGTGGTCACCGATGGTCAAGAAGTTTATCACTGCGTCAAAGCAGGAGATTACAGACTTTACCATTGAGCACATTGTTAAGGGTGACGCTGGTGACGGTGTACCAAACATTCTATCCAAGGATGACGTGTTCGTAGTTGGAGATCGTCAGAAGCCAGTAAGTGCTAAGAGGCTCGCTGAGTTTTATGAGAAGGGTATTGACGCCTGTCGTACTGACGAAGAACGTCGTAACTGGCACCGCAATGCTACTCTGGTTGCATTCGATAACATCCCGAAAGATGTTAAAGAAGAAATCATTAAGTCGTACCTAAATAGCAAACCGACTGGTGACAAAATGACAATCATGAACTACTTGATTGAAAACCGTTGCCGACTATTACTTGACGAGCTCGAAGATTTCTAAAACTTCTTTCTGAAGTGGATAAATTCCCCCGATATGTAACGTGGGTCGTCTTTTGTTAAACGAACCATTTTACCCTCTCGGTCTTTTGCTAAGAATGTACCTTTATGCGGGCTTGGGACTTTTTGTTTAAACTTTCTTCCTTTGTTGACGCCAACTAGATCACCAGAGATATACCTTGGGTCTGTTTTATCAACTAGATAGAAGTTTCCGACGCTGTCTTTTACTGCTATTTTACCTTTAGCGATGCCCACTAATTCACCTGTTTTAAATCGTGGGTCTTCTATCGAAACCAGGAGAATTTCCCCTGTGAGTGTTTTAGCAGCAGTTTTACCTTTCATCATTTTGGATTGTCTCTGTTTTTGATAATCTGATTGTGGAACCCCATACATTGGATTATAGATACCACTACAAGAGAATGTTATATCTTCTTGTGTCAATTTATCTAATTTGATGTTTTTTAGAGATTCGAAGACTTGTTTGTCTTCTTGGTTGAGGTAATAAATACTCATGCTGGCATAGTCCTTTTATGTTAGAGTGGGTGGGAATTGCAGTTCCGCGACCTACAACTATTTAGTATTTTTGAAACCTTGAGGACTTTTAATGAGAAAATATGTTACAGTAATGCTGGATGAGATTAACGCTGATCCAGATAAACTTGAGTTGTATAAGAATGATGCAGCATTGAGGATTATCCTTGCCCATGCGTTTGTTCCCCAGAAGAAGTTTATTCTTCCAGAAGGTGAACCACC